ATGGCAGATTCAGGTGTCATATATCAGAAGCGTTTTCAGCAAAAAAACATCAATCACATTATTTGAATAATGCCATTAGAAAATATGGCGCAACGGATTTTGTAGTTGAATTAATGACGTGCTGTGAAATATGTGATGCTAATGATATGGAAATATACTATATTAAAACATGCGACAGTTTATTTCCTAATGGATATAATCTGAAGAATGGTGGTAGTGTATTTACTCACACAGATGAAAGTAAAAAACGCGTGTCAAATGGTGTAGTGAATTATTTCAAACATAAAAAGTTTGACAGATTTAAAGGAATAACACATATTGACGAGAATATCGCACAATATATTAGACCCTTAAATCGTAATAATTCGCAATATGGTTGGTATGTTTATATAGATAAATGTAAAGCAGATTTTGGAGGAGTTCATATTCCATTAGAAACAAGCAAGGAAAATGCGTTGGAGTTTATTAATTATTTAAAGTGTTGTTTGGCGAAACACCTTGTTGCGGGAAACCCCTTAGAGTCTTCACTACCACTCAATATTGGAAACAATTGCGAGGAACTCGGTTAATAGCCGAACCCAATGGTAATAACGTGAAGAATTGGGCAATCCGCAGTGTTACTTCCTAAAGTCGTTTTAGCAGACTATGGAAGGCATTCAGAGACTGAACGGGTGTTGGTGAACTATGAAGGATTAGCTATCCCGAGTTTGCTTAAGATACAGTCCGGCCCTATGGGAAACCACTGGGATTTCGTCGGGAGATGAAATGAATTTACACATGCCGCAGGATATAGAGGCGGAATCAGAATTGAGAAACTTGGCCGCGGTGCCATATCAAATTATTAGTCCTGCTAATAATGCGGCAATTATTGGAATTTACCAAGATTCAATGCTTGGGTCATATCAGTTCACTCGTCCAAATATTAAATTTTCGCAAAAGGATGCGATGAATTTGTTGATGATGTTTAAAAAGATTGATCTTACTGGGATTAATAAAGGCACCGGAACAATGATCACTAATTTTGAAATATTATCGCAAATATTTCCTGCTTTAACATTAAAGGAACTAAATAAACAATTTAAGTCAGACAAGGAAGAATATGGCACTTCTAATAATATTATAGAAATTAGAAATGGTGCATATATTCGTGGTCAATTGGATAAAGGGGCAATAGGTGCTGGTACTCGGGGATTAATTCATCGAATTTGTAATGATTTTGGCAATATGGCCGCTTCGGATTTTATTGATGATTTGCAAAATATTGTGACTGATTACATGAAACAAAGTTCATTTAGCGTAGGAATAAGTGATTTAATTACTGATAAAATTACAAATGCAAAGATAATTGATATTCTTACAGAAAAAAAAGGTGACGTTAAAAACTTAATAAACCAAATTCAATTAGGAGTCTTTGAAAATACTTCTGGTAAAACTAATGAGGAAGAATTTGAAACAAAGGTCAATAATATGTTGGGTAAGGCCCAAAATGCAGCAGGCCGGGAAGCTCTTAATGCGTTGGCTAAGGATAATCGTTTTGTTGTAATGTTTAATGCTGGTTCAAAGGGGTCGGAATTGAATATTCAACAAATGACAGCATGTTTAGGACAGCAAAATGTAGATGGGAAGCGAATTGGATATGGTTTTGACGGTAGAACGTTGCCCCATTATTCAAAATATGATGACAGTGCAATATCAAGAGGATTTGTTCAAAGTTCATATATCAATGGATTATCTCCACAGGAATTGTTCTTTCACGCTATGGGTGGACGCATTGGATTAATCGATACAGCCGTAAAAACTTCTACTACAGGTTATATTCAAAGACGTTTAGTCAAGGCATTGGAAGATATTATGGTAAATTATGATATGACTTTGCGAAATAGTAAAAATAAAATCGTGCAATTTTCATATGGTGAAGATTCAATTGATACTGTTAAAGTAGAGAATCAGCAATTACCAATTGCTGAAATGAGCGTTCAAGATATTTATGCTCATTTTGCTATACCAGAAGAGAAGGTTGCATATAAATCAGTATCTGGAATGTTTGTTAAGGCTGCATTTACTCGTCTTAAGCGCCAAGAGGCGCAATATAATATTCGTTGCAAAAAATATATTAATATGTTAATTGAGAATCGTGTGGCAATTGTAAATAATGTATTTGGTAATAAATCTGAGCATATTGTACGTCTTCCTGTTGCATTCGGATATATTATTAAGAACATTATGGGACAGCAAAGCATCAATCCAAACTCATTGGTTGACATAACTTTGTTAGAAACATTTGAGATGGTCGAGGCTGCATTCGAACAATTGAACCAAATATATTATGTTACTCCAACACCGTTATTTACAGTTGTATATTATTATTATCTTTCGCCAAAGGATTTATTGATAAATAAGCGCTTTAACAAGAAAAGTTTGGAGATTTTGCTGCAAACTATAATTATGGATTATAAACGTGCAATTGTAAGCCCTGGAGATATGGTAGGAATGATTGCTGCCCAAAGTATTGGTGAACCCACTACGCAAATGACTTTGAACACATTTCACTTTGCTGGCGTTGCTTCAAAATCTAATGTAAGTCGCGGTGTTCCTCGTATTGAAGAAATATTAGCGTTATCTTCAAGTATTAAAAATCCGTCTTTGACAATTTATCTTCATCCAGAAGATGAGACTGATAAAGATAAGGCAAGTACTATCCAATATATGGTTGAGCTTACAAAATTGGAAGAAATTGTAAAAATGGTGGAAATATGTTTTGACCCCGATGACATGAACACTTTAATTTCTGCCGACCAAACATCATTGACTCAATATAAAGAATTTGAACAGATGGTTCAGCAGTGTATATTTGATAATGATGAACCAGCAGAAGAAGATGAGAAATCAAAGTGGATATTGCGTATGGAATTAGACCCTGAAATAATGCTTGAAAAAAATATAACAATGGATGATGTAAACTTTACGTTGAATAATACATATAAAAATGAAATTTCGTGCGTTTATTCTGATTATAATTCAGATAAATTGATATTTAGAATTAGAATGACCAACACTGCTAAAAATTTAGCTAGTAAAAAGAAGAACAAATTGAATCCGCTAGACCAATCAGACCAAATTTATATATTAAAAACATTTCAAGATCAACTTCTTAATAATATTGTACTAAGAGGCACTAAAAATATTAGAAAAGTGATTCTAAGAAAGGTTAAAGATAATTTGATTGAACAAGGAGGTTCATTTAAAAAACATGATATTTGGGTGCTTGACACAATTGGCACTAATTTATTAGATGCATTAGGACTGGATTATATTGATTCTAAACGAACTGTTAGTAATGATATAATTGAAATATTTCATGTTTTAGGAATGGATGCAGCTCGCCAAAGTATTTATAATGAATTAACTGAAGTGTTAGAATTTGATGACGCATACGTTAATGCACATCATATGTCGTTATTATGCGATAGGATGACATTCAGTCATAGATTGGTTTCGATATTTAGGCATGGCATCAATAATGATGATATTGGTCCAATTGCTAAGGCATCGTTTGAAGAAACTCCTGAAATGTTTTTAAAAGCAGCTCGTCATGGAGAACTGGATATTGTTCGTGGTGTTTCAGCAAATGTAATGTGTGGTCAAGAAGGATTATATGGCACTGCGGCATTTCAAGTGGTTCTAGACATGAATGAAATGAATAAATTGGATGAAAAATACAAGTACGAATATCAAGATAAGGCAGATATTATTGAAAAGGGGATGTTTGGAGTTAAACCGAATACAACTGACATATGCAGCACTGAAAATTTAACAATGGCGACGAATGTGTCGCATATTAAAGCTGAGCAATTAGGAGACGATACAGAGTACAATCCCTTTTAAGCATTTTGGGCAAAAATATCATATAGATTATAATTTTTATAATATATTAAAAAGTTATTTGTTTGTATATTAAGTGACATGCGAACTTTTTTTAATATATTACAGACAATTTCCGGAAAATCCAAAAATACATATCCAGACGATGAATTTGAGTTATCAGATGATGTGGATACATCGCCAATTACCCGATTAATATGTTGTGCAAACATCATGATGTTTAACATGAATAAATATAATTCTTCAAAAAATAAACCCCCAGTGTATCAATATGCTGAGAAAAAATATAAATGTTTAAGCAATCACATATGCATAAATGGCATATGCATAAATAGCATGTGTATAAATAGTATGTGCGCACCAAATTGCGAATGGATGGATTTATTTTCAAGAACTCAAAAAATATATTTCGCATTTGCTCGTTTTGCACATATATTTAGATGTA